GGAAAACAAGGAGAAGATGCGATCATACCGGAAGCAGTGGGAAGATAAAAATCCAGGCAAAACCAAATTAGCCATCCAGAGATGGCGAACTAATAATCCAGAAAAAGAGCAAGCCTCCATTAGAAAATGGAATGAAGAAAACAAAGAACGACGCGACGCCACTATATCTCAGTGGCAAAAGGAAAACCGCGAAAAGGTTCGTGAAGCCAGGCGTCGCTGGGGGCAAAAACATCCCGATAGAGCGCGCGCTAATCATGTTAAGCGAAAAGCCGCAAAATTACAGCAAATGCCGGCGTGGGTGATAATTTCCGATATCAACAGCGTGTATAAAAACTGCCCTCCTGATTTTCAGGTAGACCACATTGTACCGCTGCGTGGGATAACCTTTGACGGCTATCGGGTGAGCGGTCTGCATGTTCCCTGGAACCTGCAATACCTAACACTTGAAGAAAATTGCCGGAAGTATAACCGGATGCGGCCGGAAGACCACATCGTAGCAGAAGCGCCGGTCGAGCCATAAGCCCGACCGGCACAATGTGCGTTACGGCGCGGTCAGATCAAAAATTCCGCCATTTCCGGCTTCATTATTTGCCCTGAGCGTCCACTCTCCCACGAGCATACGCTTTTCCGCGTCACCCGTTTTAGCAAGCTCAAACTGGCGAATTGGACGGAGCCAGTCAACGCTCCACAAACTCCAGTTCAACAACAACGCATCCCTCACCCGCATGAAACGGTTTGGAATAATCCGCACCGTCGAGAAGTCTCCGACATAGACATCTATTGTAGTTACCAATTTTCTGTCGGAGACATCGTAGGTTTTTTGAGCGCCTCCAGCGAAGCCGCTTGCCACGGCTTTGTTTGATGCGCCTACCATCAGCACATCCAGGTCTTCGCTCGAATTGGTGTACACGCTAGCCATTACCGTTTTCAACATCGCTTCAGTAAAAGCTCTTGGTGTACCATCAACGCGTGCGTCCGTGCCGTCGCCGGTTGGATTTGTACCGACGTGACTGACGTTCGTCTTAATCCAACTTAGTACCGACGCAGCTTTTGGCGCAGTAGCGGCCGCCCCAACAACCTTAGCTTGGTTGCTGAGCATTATGGCCTCTATATCGACCTTCAACTCCTTCGCGCGCTTTGTTAGCTGATAAGCAAGTTCGGTTCGCCTGCCAGCTTTGTTAACCGCATCGAGCGTCGCACTGATTATTACTTCTTTTCTCGATATCTGCTCGGTTGTTCCAACAGGAACGCTACTCCTGCCGCGTCCCTCGCGGGACCGCTGCATGTCTCCATGCAGGACAGATCATTTCATCACCCCCCGCCTTCGCAGGGGGGCTGGGCGCTTCGGGGAGGCTTCTCCCCTACTCCCCTCGCGGGGATGATCGTTGAACCTTCCGTCTGATACCGGCTTGGCTGCAGATTGCCCTCGGCCTTACCCGTTAGGGGTTCCCTGACAATTCACCCAGTGCTTCAAGACGGCTTACGCCGCCAGGGACCAAGATTTAGTCCGATTGCCCAGCCTTGTCGTGACGCTGGCCGGCGTAAACGTCGCGATATCGTCGCCCTGGAACTGCGCGTTTGCCGTGTTTGGGGCCGCTAAACTATCGGTCTGCCATTCGTGATACACGGCATCCGCGGTTCCTCTACCAACATTACTCGTAAAAGGTGTATCGCTCGGGCTTAGGTTATAAATCATGTCGCTAAGGTCCTCGCGAAGACCTTGCATGCCCGGACTACCCGCAAAGGTAGTCGCGGTTCCTGAGATAATTGCCATAGAGAAGGCTCCATCAAGAGGGAATGCCGCCGTCCTCGCGACGGTGGCGGTGCCGCTTGCCTAAGGCGGTGTAAGGCGTCTGTTGTCAGAGGATCTCCATGAGATAGCCGATCGCGTCTTTTTCACTGCCGCTACGCTTTAGCGCTGCCATCTTTTCATTACGGCGTTGGGCCGCCCGACTGTCCGGCCTCTGACGTGTAGCACCGGGCGGTTGTACGGGAATGCCATTGCCGTTGCTGCGCTTCTGCTGGGCCTCCCGGCGGATCACTTTCTGCCGGTCGGCCTGCATCGCCTCCTCGACCACAAGCAGCACCCGGTGATCCACCACCTGGCTGATTTCCTGGTCGGCAAAGCCTTTTTTCTGAAGCCACTGCCGCATCTCCGCAATTTTCCGTGGCCCCTTCTCGGGGTCGGCAAAATCGGGCAAGGCTTCGCGCAGCTTCTGTTGCTCGGCCTGCACGGTCTGCTGGAATTGCCACGCCTGAGCCTCTCTACTCTGCGCCGCAACCCGTTGCAGTTCCTGCTGGATACCGCCGATGCGACCTCTGAGAGCGTCGCGTTCGGCAGAGAGCCGGACATAGTCGGCTGGCTGTTCCTGGGCCAGTCGCTGCCAATCGATCTCTTGGAACTTCTGAGCCTCGGGGGCAGCGACAAACAACAGTTGTTGCAGATTGTTAGCGTAGGCTTCGCGCTCCTGCTGGACAGTGAGAAAAGTGCTTTCGAGTGCTTTGCGATGTTCGGCTATCTCTTGGGTCTTCTGGGTAAAGGCCTTGTTCTGCTCGCTCTCCCGCCGGGCGATAACCGCCTGTGCTTCGGGTGGGAGCGCTCGGAACACTTCCTTGTCTTCTCTACTCCAACTGTTTGGCGGCTCGATCCCTTGATGGTCCGACCCGTCCTCGCCCTCTTGGGCGGGTTCGAGGTCGGGTTCGTAGGTTTCGTCCTCCTCCTCCTCATCACTGGGGGCCGGATCTTCCGGTCCAGGCTTCGGGTCATCCGACCCTTGCTCCTCTACCGCCGCGCGATCCTCCGGCCCCATCGCGCTGTCGCGCAACGGTAGTGGCCGGGTCTCCAGCGTCCGCGGTTGTCGCTTTTTCGGTTTGTCGTCGAGCAATCCCTCGATGCCCTCCATGACCTGCGCTTCGGTCATGGCGCGGCTGTCGCTCGGCAGCACAGATACGTCGCCGCCCACAGTGGGGGCGTTGTCGCTCATCTGGTTTGTCCTATGAAAAAGCCCGGCTCAAGGCCGGGCGGTTCAGATTTTCTTGCTCGGCTTCAGCTTGGCCAAGCTCTCGGGCTTTTTGTTCCTGACCACTTCGCCGAGCGCGGCGCGGGCAAGATCGAGAGTGGCGTCCGACACCAAGCCTCCCTTAAACCCGGGCAACTTGGTGTTGTCGGCATCCCGCAACACCTGCTGCAAAGCTTTGACCAGCAATTGCCGATTTGTCAGGCCCTCGACGTTCACGGCTCTTCCGGCGGCGCCAAGAGACCGCGCAGGCGAGGGCGTAAGACCTGCTGGGTCTCACCGCCTCGGTCCATAAATTGGTGCAGCAGCCCATAACGATAATCGGCCGTCTCGGCATTGCCGTAAGACGGCCAATGTTGCCAACCCTGCTGCGCCGCTCGGGCAATCGCCTCGTCCACGGTCAGCGGCTGGGCATCCCACACCGTCGGGATCGAGTATTGCCGGCCACCCGGACCCGGCACCACCGCTTGTAACATGGTCGATACGTCACCCGCCGGCGACACGTAGCTGTCGGGCCGGCGCAGATTGCCCAGATGGTGCCACCACAGGTTCAACTCTTGCGGGCTGAAATCGGGATAGGTCGGGTAATCAGGCATTTCGATCTTCGGCGCGCTGCCACGCTGCTATGCCGGCATTAGCGATCATCACCTGGAGCTGCCCACGAAACCGCTGCATCCCCTGATACACCGCGAAAACCGTCTCGCGGCCCTCGTTGTCGGCTGGCTCGCTACGCTTCCAGGTTTCGATCAGGGCGCGCTCCACCCGGTCCATTGCCTCGTGCAAGACCGGGTTGTCGAGGAGCTTCCTAGCCTCCTCGCCCAACTCGCCCTGGCTTTGCGGCACCGGTTGGGTAGAGCGCCAGGGCTTCTTAACCTCCGCCAGAAATCGGGCAAACCGACCCCAGATCATGCTATAGCCGGACCCGACGGCGGATAGGGCGCGGCCGACCCGACAAGCACTGGTGTAGTCAGGCTTCCGTCCGTCACCGTATTAAGCAGGCTCATCCGCTTCCGCCACCACCACCGACCACTGCCCCTTCATTGTGTTGGCAAAGGCGTCGCACTGCATGCACTGGATGCGACCGTCCTCGTACAGCCAAAACGCCTCGCACTCGCAGTTGCAGACCCAGATCCGGGGTTTTGGCGGTTCCTTCTTGGCGAAAGCGATGACGGTCACGGCCCGCCTTGCCCGTTCGGCGGGCCGACCGGGCGCTGGTCGTAAGCCCCGGCAGCGTATTTCAGCTCGATCTCGCGCTGTTTTGCTTCGCCCGCGATCCTGACCTTGGCCATGCCAACCGCCAGGTTGTTCTCCGCCTTCTGCCGCTCCAGCTCCTTTTCGTACTCGGCCTTGAGGAGCCCCATCTCCTTTTCGTGCTGCAGCTTCTGCTGCTGGATCGCTGCGTCAGCCTGGGCTTTCTCGTTGAGCAGCCGCTCCTCCGCCTGCGCCTTGATGACGATCGCCTGAGAATTGGCCTGCGCCTGCATCTGCTCCTGTTGGATCTTCGCCTGCGCCTTCAACATCTCCGGATCAGGCGGTTTCGGCGGCGGCGGCGGGCTGCCCGGTGGCGGGCCTTGTCTGGGATCAGCGAAGAAGCTGCTCTTGAAGCCCGCATTTTCCTGCAAAGCCTTCAGCGCATCGTAGACATTCTGCGGGTACACCAGGGGCCCGCCGACACCGCCCTGCTGCTGCACGATAGTGCCCTGCAGTTGGATCACCTGCATCAAATGCTGCAATATCTGGTCGCGGTTGCCGGTGCCGAGACCGACCGACACCGTCACCGGCATCTCTTGCCGCCACTCCCTGGGATCGACATTCAGCCAGCCACCGGTCACCCGGATGATACGTTCCTGCTGCTGATTTTTCCGAATGAGGCGCATCACCCCACGCATCAGTTCTTCCACCCCGTGGGCGAAGATCCTGGCGAACAACTCCACCCGCTGCGCCGCCGATTGCTGCAACATAGCGATCGAGGCGGCGGCGGTGTTGTTCAGCGCGTCCGGGCTGATCATCTGGCCCTGAGATGATATGCCCGTCCTGAGCTGGGCGATCTCGTCCAGGTATTGCACCAGGGGGAAAGACTTATCGGCGGTAAACGGGATCATCATTGGCTGGACGCCGCCCAGCCTTCTGGTCCTGACGATCCCACCCGGTCTTAGGGTCAGCAGATCGTCATAGGTGTTCTCGTTGACGCTGTCGTCGCCGACCTCGATACGAGGCCAATTGCTCAAGAAGGCGTTGTCGATCATCTGCCGGATCAAGGTCGACTTGATCAGTTGCAGATCCATCGTCAGATCGGCGAGAGACTGCCCGACCAACTTGTGAGAAGCCGGGATCGGGCAGATGCTGATAAACGGCACCTCGTCGACGCACTCGACCGCGGCTTTGCCGTCTTTCGTGAGAATGACCATGCCGTTGCCGGCAGTCATCACCCGGTAGAGTTCAGATGTCTTGCCGCCTTCGTCGAACTCCTCGACCGCTAATTTGCAGTAGTTCTCCTCGACCCAGATCTCCCTGCGGCTGCCCTTGGCGTTGCCGTGCGGCCAATCCTGCTCCTCGCTGTGCCGCTCGACCCGCTCCATATTGTATTCGCCGCTGTCATCCCACGGCACCAGGTCGAGACATTCCTGGTCGTAGCCCTGCTGGACGAGATCGCTATAAGTCCATCTGCGCCGGTGGGACAGGAACGGGATATCGCCGCGTTTGGCCCGGCGGGAGAATAGGATCTCCTCCGGCGGCACGTTCTGGATGCGCACAACACCGTGCTCGCGGGTAACCCGCAGAGTACAGTCGTACAACTCAACCGGCGGAGGCGGCAGTGGTGGAGCCAGCGGGATCGGTGGCATTCCCAAGGGGGATGGCAAAGCGCCTGGAGATAGCCCGGCAAGACCTGGAGGCGGCAGCCCACCGGATGGGATTGGCCCGGGTCCAGCTCCGCCGGGAACCCCGCCTCCTGGAACCCTTGGAACAGGCGGCGGAAGCCCTGGACCGGGCATGGCAGGCGGTCCTGGCGGCCCAGGCTGCATCGGCAAAGGAGGAGGCGGCGGCGGCGGCGGCGGCACAAAAGGCCGGTCCATCGTGAACTCGTCCGCGTCCTGGGTGTATTTCGTCAGCTTGACGACTTCGATGTCTTCGTCATCGCCCAAGAGCGCGTCATATTGCTCCTTGGTGAGGCCGGTATAAGTATAAGTCTCGGTGGTCTTCTGGGTGTCCCAATAATATTTGACCCATCCCAAGCGTTCGAGTAGCGCGTCCTTAAACCAATCGTGGAGCAACATAAACCCGTTATTGTCACTCATCAGGGTATAATTGAGAAAATCCGTTGCTTGCCTGGCAATATTTTCCATACCAGGCCGCGGCGGCTCGACAATGCAGAGCTTGTCTGATGCCGTGAAGATCCGGATAAGTGCCGGAATTACCCACTCCACCGCCTCCAGCACGGTGCGCATGACGACTTGTGATCGATCGTCCACCTCGTTGCCGAACAATTCGCCGTTGTAATACCGCATCGCTTGCATACGGTCATGGCTGAGCTGCCCGCCATCCTTGCCTAAGGCACTGTCCAACTCTTCCTGGATGATGCTCTTGACGTTCTCCTCGTCCAGCTCGTCTAAATCGAGACCCTGGACAATCTCCTGCGGGCGTTCCGGCTGCTGTCTGCCGCCAGGGCGCATGCTGCCCGGCAGATCGTCGCCGGCAAAAGCCGAGCCGCGTGTCGCGTAACCGTCGCTCATCGCTTGCGACTTGCTCCTTTAGCGGCTTTCTTGCCCTTAGCCGTGACCTTGCTGCCCTGCATCAGGCCGATCTTGTTCAGGGTCGCGTAAACCCGCGGATCGCCCTTGCCATAGCGTGAGGCAAGCTTGTCCTCGACATCGGCCACCGCGGTCTTTTTGCCGGTCGGGGTTCGGCGCGGCATCAGCGCGCTCCGGGCGGCCGACCCGGCCCCCGGCGGGCCTCGCGCTCTTCGGTGTGGTTGACCTCCGGGCCGTAGAGATCGCCATGCAGGTCCTTGCCCTGGACGCGCTCGACCAATTCCGCGACGGTCTTCTCCAGCTTCTCGATCCGCTCCGTCAGGCCCTGCAGCATCGCACTGTCGCTCGCACTCATCTCTGCTCCTGAAAAGGAGAGGGCGCCTCGCGGCGCCCTCTTATGCCCTCTTATGCCCTACCGCTTGGGTTCAGCGGTCGGCGGCAACGTATTGTCCGGCCGCGGCGGCGCGCCTTGCCCGGGCGGGCGGTTGGCCGGGTGACCGGGTTGTCCCGGGAGAGAGTTATCCGGCCGTGCACCAGAACCCGGCAAGCTGTTGTCCGGCCGCAGGTTCAGATCAACGCAGACATAACGCCACCCCACCCCGGGGATGCCGACCACCACCCAGAACTCGCCGTCCGGCAACTCCTCGCCCAGCGGCGGCCATACCGTCCCCGGCGGCGGCTTGGTAGAGGCGTCCGGCGGGATCGGCAACCACGGGTGCCCCGGGCTGGCCGGCGGCCAGATCCCCGGCGGCGGCTCGGGAAGAGAGTTGTCAATCTGCCCGCCAGGCGGTAGGCCATGGCTCGGATAGCCCCCTCCGGGGAGAGAATTGTCGGGACGCCCGGGATCGCCCTGGCCAAACCCAGGATCGACCGGCCCGGTCTGGCGTACCCGGATCGGGCTGTTTGATACTGCGACGTAAGCCATTGTTACTTCTCCTGTTGGGGTCTCTTATGATAAAATGCGGGCGGCGCCAATGTTACTAGCATTCGCGCCGCCCTTGACACCGCCGGCTTAGGAGAGCCAGACGATGCCCAAACGTATACGTAGTGCGGCCGAGGCGGAGAAAGACCGCGAATATGCCCGTCGCAGGCGAATGGACCCAGATTTTTACGAATTATCATTAAAACGCGCGCGCGAGTACAACGCCACACCGGCCGCGAAAGCCCGTCGCCGCGAGCGCGAAAGCGATCCCGTTCAAAAGAAATTACTCCGCGAGCAGCAAAAACAATGGCTAAGCAACCCAGAAAATAGAGAACGAGCACGCGAAGTCGTCCGTAAACGCCGACGTGATCCGATCAAGCGCGCAGCAGAACTAGAAGCGCAACGTAATCGTCGCAACGATCCTTCCAATATAGAAACCGTTCGCAAGATTGGTCGCGAGTATCAAAGCAAACGCAGAAACGATCCAATAATAGGCCCAAAAATACGCGACCATGCCCGTGAAGCCGGTAACCAATATCGAAACGACCCCTCCAACAAAGCGCGAATACAAGAAAATGGCCGCAAATATAGAAGTAGACCAGAGTTCAAAAAGCAAAGGCAGGAATACGATAACAAATGGCTAAATAACCCAGGTAACAAAGAAAAATTACGCGATATCGTCCGCACTCAAAAGCATCACCGCCGAGCCCGGCTGGCAAACGTTGAGAACACCTTCACTCGGAAGGACTGGCAAACGCTCCTATCTCACTCAAAACACTGCCATTGGTGCAAAACTCCATTCACCACCAAATTGCGACCAACCCACGATCACGTTATTCCGCTTGCCAAAGGCGGGGCAAACACGCTCGCTAACAGTTGTTGCGCCTGCAAGCCGTGCAACAGCAAGAAACACGCTTGGGCGCACAATCCGATAACTGGACAACTATTATTAATCTAAACTATGCCCATTTCTCTATATTTAAGTTTCATCGGCCTGCCTTGTGGCATCTCATATGCAACCGCCATCAATCCTGCGGCGTCCGCCGAATGACTTGACCAGTCATGTTCAGGACCTAATCCTATGCTTCGCGAGTCATCGGAAGAACGCTCATGATACCAGCCAAGCGCATCTCGCCCCGCTTCGGTGGTTTCTTCATTGAACCAAATGCTGGGGAATAGACGCCGCAAAGCCTCGATCCGCATGCGGGCAGCGCCTCTACCTTGATTTGGGATCACCTCGACCGGAAACCCGGCGCTTCGGAACGCACTCTCGAAACTCACATCGTAAATTCGGTCGTGCGTCGCCCCGTCATGCGGCAGGTAAACATTCGCCTTACCCCAACCGCTATCACGCATCCATTGGATGTGCACCGCCAACGGTTCACCGATCGTCTCATAGTGATCCAAAATTCTGATCTCGCGACCGACAAACTGGCAAATCCACATCGCGAAGGCATCTGCCTTGGACCCTGTCCCTCCCAAATCGCAGTAAGCGCGGATCGTAAGAAGCGGATCTCGCATCACCCTGGAAATACGACCTTCCCGTTGCGCTTCACTCAGCAAAGCAGCAAAATACGCACCGGCATGTGCCGTCGCATAGCCGCCTTCCCAAATATGCTCGTATTGCTCTGGTCTTTTCTCCTGGTCCTCCCGGCGGATCTGATCCAATACCTTGGGAAACCAAGGATTATCACGCCAGTTTACCTCGACTATCTTACTGTTCTGCGGAGGGTTAATCCTAAACCTTAGATTTGTCGCGGAGTTGCGCCTCTCCGGGT